GAATATGTCAGTTTTTCTGCTGCTAAAGAGCCGTCCGAAATCAACGAATACATGGAGATGAATTCCGCGATCAGAGTGGAGTTCTCGTCCCACGATACATTCCCCTCCCAGAGCTGAAATAAGGTTGACAACCTCAAAAGGATCAAGCTCTCCGCACTGTGCATAGGTGAGTAGGACATATCTTCGATTTTTCAGTGCAAAGCTTGGCATGTCCCCGAGGATTTGGTTTTAATATTATACCAAATCCAAAGGGACAGGGACAGCCCCCAGGCTATAAGTACCCCCTCGTCCCCCCCGCTCTGCGCGATTTAATGCCTCCAAAAATCCCTCAACTCCACCGCGAAAATGCCTCGCTACGTGACCCGCGGCCGCAAGACACGCCAAGCACGCTACAAGAAGCGGGCACCAACCAGAAAGTACCGCAGACCTACACGACGTTCGTATCGGCGAAGAAAGTCTGGTGGGATGACCAAAAGGAGAATCCTCAACGCGACCAGCCGAAAAAAGTGTGACAACATGTGTAGCTACACCAATGTCACTGCTGCCAATCCCCAAGCCGGAACCAGTTACGCTTTGACTGCCGCAGTTATGCCGGCCACACAGCAGTATATTTTCCCTTGGATCTGCACTGCCCGTAACGCGGATGCGTCTACTACTGCACGGGGCACAATCACCGATAAAGCCACCCGTACAGCACAGACCTGCTTCATGCGCGGTCTCTCCGAAAATGTGGAAATTCAGACTAGCGATGGATTGCCTTGGCAATGGCGTCGCATCTGCTTTACTCTCAAGGGTGATCGCTTCACTGGTGTGATCAACAGCACGTCCCAAGCGCTCTTTTCCGAAACCAGCAACGGATATGTCCGGACTGTCAACACCATTTATGGCAACAGTGCCGTCGGTACTCTGCAGGGATACCTCTTCCGCGGTGCAGCCGGCGTCGACTGGTCGAACAACATCACAGCCCCTGTCGACACCACTAACATCACTCTTAAGTATGACCGCACGATTACCATCGCTTCGGGCAATGAGGACGGAATGATCCGTAACTATAGAATGTGGCACCCAATGAACAAGAACTTGGTTTACAGCGACGACGAACAAGGAGGCGGTGAAGTGTTCAGTGCACTCTCTACCGAGGGTAAGCCGGGAATGGGAGATTATTATGTAGTTGATATATTTCAGCCCCGCAATGGTGGTGCTAGCTCTAGCCTCTTAAGGTTTGAGCCTACTGCGAAGCTGTACTGGCATGAAAAATAGGCTGCGTAACTTCGCAGAATATAGCGTTCTCTTCCAACCATGACACATCCCCTGGTGACATGTCTAACCGAGGGTCGCTATTAGCCACCCAGATAACTGGTCTATTCCATTCAATCGTTGGTGGGTCCTTGTGAAAAAGGCGAATATTGAAATTTGTCTGGCACCCCAACCAATTTTTGAAACCATGAAAAAACTTAATCCCACCCTGGATATCGTCAAAGACAGCATAGTCGGCGGTGTCTAGCTCGTCCAGTACGTCCTTTCCGTTGAACATGGCACACTGATATATGTGGTTGCCTAGTGAACGAGCCCACAGTGTTTTACCGAGGCGAGACTCTCCTATGAGAATGAGTGACTTCTTCCTAAAATATATTAGCATACGTCACAGCAACGAACGCGCGGTCACGGGCAGTGTCTGAGGGCCTCTGGCCCGAGTTGCCCGTGAAGTGAGTCGCGGAGGCGCCAGGGAACAGCTCCGCCCATAGGCCCAAGCAGAGAATGTATCCGCTCCGCCCAAACGTACCTTAGTCCCAATGTTCTATGTCCCAAATCAGCCTGTTGGACCCACTCGTCGAGTTCTGGAGCAGATGACGTGTCAAAGACAATCCCATGTGGAGAGCTGTAGGGCTGAGGCTGAGGTCGATATTTCCAGTTTGCGCAAGCGAGAATGGACCCGAAACAACGAGCAAAATCTCTTGGAGCCAACAACTCGCAAAGGCGGAGAAACTCCGCATGAGTCTCTGCATCGAAGATTTCAGCCCAGAGGCTATCAGGCTTCCCAAGGCCGTCTGTGCACGGCTCATCTGGCCGCTCGAGTCCTCCTCCGCAAATGTCTCCGTCCTTGCATGCATAATCATACATCGCCCATGGAGACTTCCGACCTGGGAGGATGTTAGGGTGACGGCCTCCCACATCGAATATGTCAGTTTTTCTGCTGCTAAAGAGCCGTCCGAAATCAACGAATACATGGAGATGAATTCCGCGATCAGAGTGGAGTTCTCGTCCCACGATACATTCCCCTCCCAGAGCTGAAATA